CTAGGACATCGCGAAGAACTTGAAGAGTTGCTTCGTTTGAAAGAATTCGAGAACCGGCGGCGAAGCCCGCTGAAGAAGTTCCGGCGAATCCGCGAACTTCGGGATTCTTCGCTAGTGTTCTGAATACCTTATGACCAAGAACGAGAGTGTCGGGATTCACACCATGAGCGGCCTCAAAAACGGTATTCTTTAGATCGTAAAGATTCGCTAAAGGCTCCGCGTTCGCGTCATCAAACTCGCCGCCGAATTCGTTCGCCGCTGTATCATTGTAAAAGTTTGAAGTACCGAAGAGAAGGTCAGCACATCTTTTCTCTTTAGCAATTCTCAAAGCTCTTGCAACTTTGCGGACTGCTCTTTGTTCTTCGCTTCCGGGATATTGAGAATCAACGATGTCTTCCATTGCGATATAGTCTTCAAGTCCGAAAGTCTCAGCTTTGTAAGTTTGGCTTGAACGATCGAAGCCGCCTAGAACAGCGCGACTCGCTCCCGGAGCTCTTAAAAGATCAAGACCGGCGCCGGCTCCCATGAAATTACGACTTTCTTCAAGAAGCAGAGTTCCGCTTCTTTGAGGGATAGTAATCGTTTCGAGAACTTTGTCAGCGATGAAGACGTCATCGCCTTGAACGGTTTCGACGACTAGACTAGAAAGAATTTCGTCGACTGGGTGGATATTAGAGTATGAACTTGCCATTTTTTAGACCTCTTTTATTATGCTAAAGGAGTGAATGAGCCAAGGAAGAACGCGAAGAACTGCTCTCCGGCTCCGGCTGTACTTAGTTGATTAACGTTCGGAAGAACGCGAGCGATCGGATAGCTTCCACTTACACAAGCGGAGACTTCGCCGTCGCTTTCAGCTTGAAGAATCGGAGTCGTTGCGAAAGTGATCGCTCCGCTCGCTTTAACGCGAGTGATTCCGTAAACAAGAACTTCAACCGGATCGCCGGCTGATACTGTACGCTGAGCGACTCCGATAATGCCGTCATCGGTCGCGGCGCTTGGAAGAGCCGCTTTACCGGCTGTATCAAGAGCGACGACGCTGAATTCTGAGATCGCTTCGGCGGCGACTAGTGTAATTGAATTGTAAGTACTATTCATTTTTATACTCCAAAAGCTTTTTGATAGTAATCGGGATTTTCAGTTCTGAATAATTGAAGAGCTTCAGAATAAGAGACGCTCTTCTCTTTTGCTAGTTCTTGAACTCGCTCGTTCAAGGTCATTTTGTTGATCTCTTGACCGCTTGCACCATGTCCGACGGTTGAAAGATTTACGCTTGAATTCATCGGACGCTCAGAGAACATCTTCCAGAATTCCGGCTGTAGTTCGCGAAGCTCGTAAGCCTTTCCGACGACGTTCATTTCACTCGGATTGATTCGACCGTCGCGAAGAAGTACATTGACAGCTTCTCGCTTTTCAATCTCTCGCTTCTCTTGCTCGATTGCTTCAAGACGCTCGCTTAATCTTTGATTGTTCTCGCGAAGAGCTTGAACTTCAGAAAGGAGAGTCGAATCGTTGAGCTTCTCACTCATGAGATTCTCTTTCTTCTCGTCGTCTTTCTTGTACTCTCCCATTTTTTCAGCTTTGTCTTTGTCGCTGTCTTCGGTCATCTTCTCAGACTCGTCTTTAGTTTGAGTCATCATTGACGCTTCAGCTTCGTCTTTCATTTCTGCGATTTGAGCTTCAAGACTTTTAACAAGCTCGTCTTTGGCGATATAAGCCTTTTTAAGCTCTTCGTGATTCATCTCATCGATGTTCATGTTTGCTCCTTCGTTTAGTAATACACGATCGATTTTGTTATTTGATTGAGCCGGACGCGGAGTCAATGTCACCGCTAAGAGTTGAGCGTCGCCGATCTTTTCGCCGCCATCCCTTGAGAATACTTCTCCGGTGATGAACTCCGGCGAGCTCCAGAGTATGCCGCCGGCTTTCTCGACAACTTCGAGACCGCGTTCATTATAAGCCGGGATAGCATACAGGCCGCCGTCTCTGATCTCTAGTCCGACGATTAGTCCGAGAGCGTTTCCGCTTTCTGGAGGTGCCGGCGATCCGCTTTGAAACGGACTCGTCGAGTGTTGCCAGTCTATGACGACCGGATCGAATTCGGCTCGCTCATTATAAACGCGAACTAGTTCTTCAAGAAGACTTTGATCGATCTCTTGTCCGATATTTGAACCGTTCATTCTTGAAGTGACTTGTCCGAGTGCTAAGGTCTTGAACGGACGTCCGACGATCAATCCGTCTTCTCTGTCGTTCGTCTCTTCATATAGTTTTAAATCAGTCTCTGAATATGCTCGTAAAGTATTCATTCTTTCATCAGCTCGCTTCATTTGATTTACAAGTTTGCTACTCCACCGGAAGCCGGGATCTCCTCCCCAAGCTCCCCAAGCTATCCGGCCTTTACTCCAGTCGTCCCATTTTGGCGACTGCTTATCGACTTCGTGTCTTGTAAAGTACGAATACATTCTTCGAGCTGTCTCCGGAGATACTTTGCGACCGTTTGCAAGATCGCGAGCTCTTGCGATTCCTACGGACGTTAATCCTTTTTGAGATTCCGGCTTTGTGGCTCGAACTTCCAAAGCTCGACGAGCGGCTTCTTGAACGTCCTTCGGAGGAGTGAAATCAATATGATCGTACTTCTTCGGAGCGAGCTCAGTCAGTTCGCTTCTTTGTGGATGTCCCTTCGGAAGTAAATCAAGATCAGTCGTATAGCTTTCTTTTCGTTCACCGGTTCCAACGAGCTTTAAAAAGGTTCTCACTCTTGCAAGCGCCCACTGGTTACGATTCATTCCGGGACGATGAGAAACGGAGAACGCTCCGGCTCCTCTTCTGAAAACGGCTTTAAGCGTACCGAGATCGACCTTCTTTGATCCGGCTTTGTATCGCTTATTGTGTTTATCCCTCATTGACTCAAGAGCTTTAAGAGAAGATTCGCCGATCTTGATTCCTCCTCTTGATCCACTTGCCGAACTTTTCGGATTGACTTTCGATCCTTTGATTTGATCTTTCTTTGGAGCTGGAGTCTGAGCTTGAGTTCTTTGATTCATCGTCGACTCCGCTTCTCTTGTATCAATCTTTCAGTAAAAGACGCGACTCCTCCTCCTTTTGCTTGAAGCGTTCGATCAAGCGAAGAACGTTGAGCGTCTTCGGGAAGTTCACCGGCTCCGAGTCGATCTCGGATCGCTCTTTCGAGTTCATCGTCCGGAGTCAAAAGACCGGAAGTCACAAGAGCTGGAAGAGCGTTGATCGATTCGGCGAGATCGTCGGTATCAAGGCCAGTGTGGGTCAACTTCGGAAGTTTGGAAGGATCGACGCTCCCGAAGTTCCAACGACAGAGACGTCCTACAGTTCCGGCTCCTCTTCGATCAACTCCATTGATTGCACTTGTGACAATATCACAAAGATTGATCGCCGCTCTTCTGAAAACTGAAAGGTGAATTTCTCCGACTGAGCGAGCTCCGGTCTCTGTATTTCCAAGATCCGCAAATTGAGCTAAGAAGGCCGCTGAGATCTGAGCGTCACAAAGACGAATGATGTCGATCGGAGCGGACGCGTAAAGGTTCGGTTGAGCCGCGAACGTATCAAAAGAGACAGCTCCGTTTTGGACAAGATAGCTCTGTTCTGTAGAGATAAACGCTTGAGCTTGAGCTTCAGCGTCGTCGATCATTGCGTCGATGTCTCCGTCCGTCAGTCCTATGCTTTCAGCGACGGCTCGGTCGACTTTAACGACCGGAGTCGGGATCGCCCACCTATCAACACCTACGCACATTAAATTAGAAACTCGTTGCTTTGTTCGCCAGTACCACCAAACCGGACGTAACATTCCGACTCCTTCAAAGTTCGAGCCGGTTCGGTTCAATGTAAGAAGGAGAAGTTTATTCGCCGGAATCGGCTCCGGGATATGAGTCATTCCGACGATGTTTTGAAGAACTCCGTCCAAGTGTTGATTGTCTCTTGATAGCCAGCGATTATGAGCCGAAGGCTCTCTGTCTGCAAAGTGATCTAAAAAGATTCGAGCTTTCCCTTGAGAATCAACTCCGACTCGATAGACTTCTTCAGCGTAGCGATAACCGATCGGAA